AGTGATTCGAGTCTGTGCTTGAGCCAGTCTTCCCCTTGAAGCGTCGGCTCTTGTGCGCGATTACAGGCTAATACTATCGTATAAAGGTCAGTTGAGCCGCCAACAGGGTGGGGTCTCACCTCTCTGAGCAGCTCACGAAACCTAGGTCTCACGGCTGCCGCGAAGGATGGAATATCATCTCCGCTGATCTTGCTCATTCTGTCCTCCGACGCTAGCAGGGCGGCTTGATCGCCAGTCAGCTGAACGCCTAGTTCAGCAGCCCTCTTCACCCACCGCTCCTCGCGGTAGGTGGTTGTGTTCTTCAGCTCCACGGCCAAGCCGGCGGTACTCGGTACCGGCCCACACACCTTCTCAGCTGCGAACACCTCGACACCCAGGCCACCCAAAGGGCGAGGAGTGCCGAAGACAGACCGGTCGATCCCCAGTCGTGAACAGTACCCTGACACCAACACATCCCAAACAGCATCAACCTTGGCGCGTTCACACCCGCGCCTGATCAATGAATCAAAAACACTCCGAAACACACCCCACTGTTCTTCTGGATTGAGGGGTTCACTCGACCATGGCTTTCGTTGAACCAGGTTCGGGACCATTCGACCCGTGTAACCGTAACACCGATCGGAGAACCACGTTCTCAGGAATTCAGTTGCGTGAGCGTGGATGCCAAACTTCTGGTCGTGACCAATAGCTCCTATCGTCTGCAAACTCTGACGTACCAGGAGGGCATCGTAGTAGTTTGGGGTGTAGATCGCGCTGTCATCTCCGCGTATCCAGGTCTTAACCGGCACCAACACACCGCTAAGTCTAAGATAGTCCTCAGCAATCGCGGTCATCACGGTGTTCCATGCATTACCGACAAGCGTGGTATATCTGAGCCCACTCATGATACCGCCCGTCACCTTTGTCACATGCTCGACAACGTGCGCCCCAACTGTTTCGTTAACTATCAAAACCGATTCCTCAAACCCCCTGCGGTCCAAGGCCGCAACACGCCTGAACTCAGCCATCTCATCCAGCGGAACGGACATAGAAGCACGTTCATGTATGATGTCCACCAGAACCAGAATCTCCTCAAGCCAAGGTTGATGATCGAACTTAGCATAGTCAAATGGCAGTGAGTACCATTTGAGAGTCATATCGAGCATCTGATTCATACGCTTGTACTGCGTGCTAGTGTCCTCCTCCATCGTGCTTCCTCGCCACTTCTTGTACCAGTGATTGCTCAAATACATCATCCAAGCCTGCCTGAAGTAGGTGATCGTATCTCCCGCGACTGCGATTCGGATCTTGCCCAGTTCGTTTTTCTCGATCGCGACATTTGTCTGTTTCGACTGTGTCAATGCAGCCTTAACCAACTCGTCGAGATCTTGGACGTCTGCAAGCAAGTTCTTCCGAACCTTGAAAGAACCACTCTCTTCGCCAAAGGTCCATTCGATCTTGCCAACCGAACAGCTCCCGGCCGTTTCCCAAAGTGACACGTTTTTGATGAAGTCAGGGAATGAAACGTACTTTGCGGGCTCGAAAGGCTGGCCCAACAGCTCGCGTCGTGCGATCTTTTTGAAGTAGTCCATCCACGGCACAGCCGGATCAGGCGAGCGGCGATTACCGCCTCCACCCTCTGCCAGTGCAGCCGCTTCCTTAACTTTGTCGAACCCGTCACCATCATAGTGATTCTTGTAACCCGTCAGTCCGCCGAGTTCGACGTAATGATTCCAGTTCTTCAAGTCAGATATTCCGACTTTCTTGATTCGGTCAGATACGAACTTGAAGTCATCGATCATGTCGCTCAGCTCCAAAGACAGGGTCCCGCGCTTCTCCCACCTCACCCACCACTCTTTCTCCATCAACAAGCCACACAGCATTATATTCATTGCAGTTATGTAGTCCAAACCATTCAACACTCTCACCCTACGGACCACCTCCCCCAGGGGCAGCAGCCGGACAGCAGCAGAGATGAGATCTGGCCACCTCATTCTGCGTATTGACAGGTCTTTTTTCGCCCGCGGTGGGAAGTGTTCCTTCCACGTATCATCAACCCACGCCGTGATGTTGGCATTCACGACTGAGTCCTTACCACCTCGCCTCTCCCCTCGCACGCTCGGCAGATCCGACCAGGTACCAACTGGGTTCCACTCTTGCGGCAACAGGTTCGTGTTCCGCACGAACACGTCCCTGATGAAACCCGGGAACTGTTCACCCTTCAGTCTAGACAT